CCCGCACCATTAACTTGAGACCCTCTTCTTAAAATACCACAATATCTTAAATCTTCTTTATCACCGAACGCGGGCACCGTAATTGAGAAATCAACTAATGATACTGATGGTCTAAGACCTGGAACTTTTAATCCGTAAGTTCTTGCGATATTAAAAACTGAAGACCTTTGTTGTGCGTATTGTAATACAGTCTCCTGAATACTTCTATCAATATTAAATTGTAAGTTATCCGTTACGGCGGCATTTAAATCTAACAATACCGAGAAAACCGAGGCATCATTAAAATTATCAATAGTGTCAGGATAATAAGTTCTTGTAAAATTTATTAACTCAGTTCTAATTGATTGGAAATCTCTAGTAGTGTATGATATTTTCTTGTTAGCCATATATCATTAAATATTTATAATTACGAAATCTGAATTGTTAAACGCGTCATTAGTAATGATGTAATCAATTTTAACTCTTGCAGTATGTTCTAAAGTACCAATACCTGGAACTCTATAAACTCTTTCGTCGTTGTCGTTTATATAAGTACCCTTATCTTCTTCCCCTTCGGACGCCGCACTTATGTCAATCTTAGTGATTGTTATTCCTGGGATATACTCTTCAACAGACGCTCTAATTTCCGCTTCAATTTCCGAAAATGTAGGACCATCTAAAGGTTCAAATATAAATTCATATAGTCTTGTTCCAAAATCAGGTAAATAATATCTAGTACCTTTTCTAGTCAATAAAAGATGAATTAAGTCAGTTCTTATTTCTTCATCATTTATCTCAGAAAGGTCTAAATACTTACCATCATAAGAATCTCTGAACGGGAAATTAATTCCATATGTTGTTCCATTTGCCATATCAATAAATATAGTGTCGTGATTATTTCTTATAAATAGCGTAAAATAAAAAATCACGACAGTTTGCCGTGATTAATGTCGTGATTTTCTATATTATATTAAGACCCACACCCAAAACATTCAAACTCTGAATCCGTTGGTTTAACTGTTGGGTCAACTGGTATAATATTCACTTTTGGTGTTTGTTTTTCAACTTTTGGTTTTTCAACTTTAGAAATATCCATTGCCAAGTGTTTTGCCCCTGTAGAAATTGCTTTAGTTCTAACATAATAACAAAGTGTTTTTAATCCTTGTCTCCATCCGTGGAAATGTGCGGATGAAATTTTAGGTAATGTTGGTGCCGACATATAGATATTCATTGATTGTGATTGGTCAATAAACGGACCTCTATCCGCTGACATATCAATCAATTCTCTTTGAGAGATTTCCCAAATAGTTTTGTATTTTGGAATTAAATGTTCAATACGTTTAACTTTCTTATTATAATTCTTGTCTTCAGGGTCTAAGTAATGATTGAAGTTAATTCCTTGAACTGACCCTTCATTCATAATGATTTCATTTTTTAAATCCTCAGACCAAATACCAATTTTTTCAAAATCACTAATTAAGTATTTGTTAACTATTAAAATCTCTCCACCAACAACACGTCTATTAAATAAGGCCGAGTGTGCTGGTTCTGTCATTTCAAAAGAACCTGTAATTTTAGCTGAAGATGCCACAGGCATTTGTGCCGTGAACAAAGAGTTACATACCCCATATTTTTTAACATCTTCTTTTAATTGTTTCCAATCCCAAAAACCTGATAAATCATTATCTTTTAATCCCCACATATCAAATTGGAATTCTCCTTTTGACATTGGTGACCCTTCAAAGAATTTATATGGTTGGTATTCTTCAGTTTTACATAATTCATTACTTTCACTGATTGCAGCATAATAGATTGTTTCAAAAATATCTTTATTCAATGACTTTGCTTCATCAGAAGTAAAAATATAATCCATTAAATAAAATACGTCAGCAAGTCCTTGAGTTCCAATAGCTATTGCTCTTTGTTCAAGACCACCTTTTCTACCTTGTTCAGTTGAGTAACTATTAATATCAACAACTTTATTTAACGCTCTAACAACCTTTCTAACTTCATTATATAACAAATTAAAGTCAAACTTACCATCATTAATGAAGTTCTTCAATACCATAGAAGATAATGTACAAATTGCCGTTGTGTTTTCATCGGTAAATTGGTAAATTTCATTACACAAATTAGATTGTTTAATTACACCAATATTTTGGTGATTTGTTTTCTTATTTGCATTGTCTTTAGAGCATAAATAAGGAACTCCTGTTTCTATTTGAGATTCGATTATTTTATTCCAAATATCTTGGGCTTTAACTTTTTTACCAATACCCTTACTCACCGCTAATTTATAATTTTCTTCGTATTCATCCCCATAACATTCTTGTAATGGTTTAATCCCGTTAGTTATAATATCGTTAGGGCAGAATAAGTACCAACTATCGTTATTTTCAACCGCTCTCATAAAATTATCTGGAATCCAAAGGGCCGTAAATAAATCACGAGCTCTCATCTCTTCTGAACCTGTATTCTTTTTAATCTCCAATAAATCGATAATATCTTTATGCCAAGGTTCAATATAGATAGCCGCGCTACCTGGTCTACGACCTTGTTGGTTAAAGAATCTAAGTGACTCATTAACAATTTTTAAGTACTTTAAAAGTCCTCCTGCAAATCCGCCTGAACTTGAAATTCTACTTTCTTTACTTCTAATGTTTGACATAGAAAGCCCGATACCCGCTGCATCAGAAGAATACGTTGATATGTCATTTAAAGTCCCTAATAATCCACTACGTGAATCTGAATTGTTATAATGTAACACACAAGACGCTAACTGAGGTGTTTTTGTACCCGCATTAATCATGATTGGTGTTGCTGGTGAAATTAACTGATTTGATAATGAGTTGTAATATTCTACCGCTTCTTCAAATGTCTTAGTCACCCATAAGGCAACTCTCATATACATGTGTTGTGGTCTTTCAATCACTTTACCATTAGATAGCTTTAACAAATACATTTCTTGTAATGAACGCCAAGCAAAATAATCAAAATTATAATCATTCTCATGATTAATTACATTATCAATGTTTTCTGAACCATATTTTTCAATAGTCTTTATTAATACCTCATTAATAATACCATTTTCATTTAATTCCATCATTGTTTCAGTAAAACTAGGGTTAGTTTCTTTATGATATGAAGATATTGCAACTGAAGAGGCTAATCTTGAGTAATCGTGATGACTACCTGTATAAGCCGCAGCAATTTCGTATACTAATTTATCTAACTCTTTTGTAGTAATACTACCCTCAGTAGGTACTGAAGTAATAACTTTAATAAAAATTTCATCAGAATTAACATTTAACCCTTTAGCCGCCCTTTTTACTCTCTGATAAATTTTTTGAGGATTAAAGGACACCTCATCACCCCCTCTTTTTTTAATCTTTAATGACATCATATTTTTTTAGTTAAAAATCATCCGTAAATGATAATGTTTCGTTCAATTTAGCTTTTTGGTATTCCATAGTTCTTGATTCAAAGAAATTACCTTTTGTTTCTACCGCGATTTGTTCCATGAATTTAAATGGTTGTTCTACGTTAAATTCTTTTTTACATCCAAGTTTAAGTAATAAACCATCAGTAACAAATTCAAGATATTGTTTCATTAGGTTCGAATTCATCCCAATTAAAGATATTGGTAATGACTCAAGAATGAATTCCTTTTCAATCTCTAATGCAGATAATAAAATTTCTCTAATTCTTTTTTCACTTGGTTTGTTTTCAATGTGATTATTCAATAAATGAATTGCGAAGTCACAATGTAAGTTCTCATCTTTGAAAATCAAAGTGTTAGCATTACATAACCCTTGTAAAATACCTCGAGATTTTAACCAAAAAATTGCGCAGAACGAACCTGAAAAGAAGATACCTTCAACCGCGGCAAAAGCGATTAATCGTTCTTCAAAGGTCGAATTCTCTATCCAATCTAACGCCCATTTTGCCTTTTTTTGTACCGCAGGTAATCTATCAATAGCATGAAAGCATTCATCTTTTTCTTGTGGGTTTGATACATAGGTATCGATAAGTAACGAATACATTAATGAGTGAATATTCTCCATCATTAATTGGAATCCGTAAAAGAATTTTGCCTCAGGGTATTGAACTTCCTTTAAGAAGTTTTCTGCCAAATTTTCATTAACAATACCGTCGGATGCCGCAAAGAATGATAAGACGTTTTTAACGAAAAATCTTTCATTATCTGATAGGTTTTCCCAATCTCTAATATCATTTGACAAATCAACCTCTTCTGCGGTCCAAAACGCCGCTTGGTGTTGTTTATAATATTCCCAAATATCGTCATGTTCGATTGGGAAAATAACGAATCTATTTGGATTCTCTATTAAAATTTTTTCCATGTTTTTTTCTTAGTTTTGTGTTTGTTGTTTTTCTTTTCTTTTATCTAACAAATCTTTTATTCTTTGTCGATTTCTTTCTTCGGTCTGTTCTTCTAATCCTAAAAATGTTACCGAACTTTCAGTGTCAATCTCCAACATACCATTGTCAAATTTACAATTCTCAAATACAACCCCATCATCACCAATACGTGATTTAGTAATTGCAATAGTCGCTAATTTCATTTCTTTTTGTTGTAGAGATTTAGCAACTGTAATAATTACGTGACCAACCTGAGCTTTTTTGATTGAACCACCCATTTGGTCTGTAGTAACCACATCCGAAGAGATTGAACTTCTATTACCCTGAGTTGCAGTCCATCCGACTAAATCTAACTCATGACACATTGATTCAAATGCTCTCATAACCGAACCTTCAGATTTCCATTCGTCACCTAAATTCCTATCAGGAACAACACAGTCAATGTAATCTAATAATACCATATCAACTCTTACTCCATCCGCAATCATTTTTCTAATTTGATTTTTGATTTGTAACATAGTCATCGTATCAGATGGTAGTTTCTTTAAGATTAATTTATTGGTCATTGTATCTTTTACTTCTTGTACTTTAACCATAACTTCATCTTTCCTTAAAGACAATTCATCAGGATGAATTTTCGTCCATAAAGTAATGTGTTTTCTTTGAATAATCTTTGGGTTATCCTCAAAAAATATTTGAAGTACATTATACCCTAAATTAAAGGCGTGATTTGCCACTTTTGTTAGTAGTGTTGATTTACCAACACCTGTAGGTGCCAGTACCACACCAATTTCCCCTTTAGCTAAACCACCTTTTAAGAGTCTATCAATACCTGGAATACCCATTGGTATAGGGTGTCGATAATCCTCGTTTAAAACCTCATCTAAATTAAAGAAAACGTCAGATTGACCATCTTCTCTTTCTCCAACTTGTAAAGCGTTTCTTACTAACTGTTCTACCTTATCGTAGTTCTCAAATTCACCACTATCGATGATTTTTTGAGCTTTATTCATTACTTTCTGTAACTCTTGTTGTTTACAGAATTTCATAGACTTTTCCTGAACAAATTCACCTCCCTCAAGTGGAGCGTCTTTAATTTTATTAATTGTATCAATAACAATTTTTGAAGCCAACTCCTGTTGTAATTCAGATTTGGTGATTTGTTCTAAAGTGTCAAATGTTGGTGTATGTTCATACTTTGCGTAATGTTCTTTAACCATCTGAATGATGATTTTAAAATATTTGTTTTCAAAGTAATTTGTTTCAATCACATCAAGAATAGACCTCGCAAAGTCTTTATCGATAATGATTTGGTTTAATAATTGTAGCTGAAATCCGCTACCTAGATATTCGAAATTTTTGTTTGACGCCATAGTTTTTTCATTGTTGTATTTGATAAATATTAACCTTTTAAAGGAAGTCCGAGGTACTCGAATGTTAAATTTTTAGATGAAAAAATGTCAGTCAAGGACATAAGTAAGTTTTTTAGGTGTGGGCGTACATCTACGGTGTATCTTATCTTAGGCGGGTATATTTTTGCGTCGAACTGTCTATGACAAATTGTCACATCGCCCATCTTAATATACGCATTAAAATACTCAGGCCCATCAATATACGATGTGTCTAAAACCGCAGGGTTGTTAGTAATTTCATACTGATTGTCCATCATGTAAGATACTGTTTTCATTTTAAGTTGATGTTTAATGTCATCACTAAAATTAAATAACAACTCATAGAGGTCTAATGAGTTTTTGGCGTCAGGATTAAACTCCCTAACATTAAAAAATCTTTGTACTATGATGTTATCATTTACCATCATTAAGAATTCTAATTTTGTTGATTCTTGTTCTTTCATATTTATTTTATTTGTTTGTAATTTCTTTTTTCTTTTCTTGTTAATTTCATGAATGGTCTAACAAAGTTAACCCAAGCATCGTCACCTTTTGGTAGGAACTTAAAGAACCCATCTTTCATCATCATCTTTAAAAGATTTTTATATCCTCGTCCATCGGGGTCTAAACTTTCTCGATAATATAATTCAACTAATTCTTTTGCCTCATCAGTTATTAATGGTTTTGACAAATCTACTATTTTTTCATTAATAATAAAAAATTCTTCACCGTATACCCCTGTTTTGGTTTTACCTGATAATAAATTTTGTAATACTTTATTATCTTTATCTTCCTTTAAAAGAGTCTCAGCCTTTATTAAAATATCGGTAATAGTTACCGTTCGGTCAAGTAGTTCAGGGAATAATTTAACTAAAGTTTTCTCCCCTAAATAATAAATTCCGTCTATATTATCTGACTTATCTCCCGATAATATTTTATATGTTTTAATATTCTGATGTGGGAATTCATGGAATTGAATCTTTATCTTATCACCGTTTTTATAAACTTGTTTTGAGTTTGGGGAATAGATTGACACCTTATCTGAAATAAGTTGTGTCAAGTCTTTATCTCCCGAAAAAATGGTTTTAATTTCGTCTTCAGATATTTGACAATAGTATGCGATTAAATCATCTGCCTCATTATTATCAATGACGATTTGTCTAACGAACATTTCTTCCAAATACTGTTTAATCCTCTCCTTTTGTTCATCAAAGGAGTCTTGTTTAAACTCATTGAAATCACTTCGTCTGTGTTCTTTATATTGTGGATAGATAAGTCTTCTTGCTGATGAGTTACTAATGCCATCCCAAAACACAACCACTTTATCAAAGTTTTGTTCCTCGATAAATCTTCTGATTGTGTTTATGAAATGCCAAGTTCCTCCAACGTGTCTTCCTTCATGATAGAAATCTCTAACACCGTGAAAACCTATTTTAAAAAGATTGTTTCCGTCAATTATTAACGTTTTAATCACTTAGTTTTTTTTATAATGTTACGATTCTCTTTCTTCTCTCAAATCAAAGTCACCATCGGTTCCGATGATTTCTTTCCAATAATCCGCGTATTCTTTTTTGTATTTTTCAATTGACGCTTTTTCTTCTGATGCTTCTTTTCCTGCAATAAATCCGTGTGGTGTTACAATGATTTTACCGTCTTCATAACCTAAACCATTAATGTGGTTTTTCATAACAGATACTTTAGTTCTTGACGCAAACTTAATAGTTCTTTTGTCTTTAGTTGCGGTAATTTTAGTTGTCCCCGCGCCCTTTTGATTTCCAAATAAGAAAACTAATGATGAGTTTAACCAAATCGCCTCACCACCTTTAGCTTTAATTTTTGGTTGACCAAATGGATTGTCAGGTAATTCAACCCAAGGTTGATTAACAATGATTAAAGTATTTTCAAATTTCGAATCCGC